CTTGAACTTTTTCAGCCAAATAATCTAAATATTGAACCACCTTAGCAGAAGAATTATTCAATTCTTCATAGTATTCCAATAATTGTTCTAATTTTTTAGGTTCTACACTACCTTTAGTGATTGCTGTATTAACTTGTTTTTTAACAGCAGCTACTTGTTCAACTAAATACTTAGAGTAATCAGTCAACTGATTTTTAGTTACATAATCTTTGTTCATATTAAATAATTGATTTATTTTTGATTCATCAGACATTTCATAAATTCTGAAGTTTGTTTTACTGTCGGTTTTAAAACCTAAAGATTCATTGATTGATTTAACAGACATTTTAGCAGAAGAAAAACCAGGATCAGCTACGATATCATAAGTAAATAATTTTTTAAGAGTAACCGAACCATCAGACTCAGTAACACCAGCTGCTCTTGAAGAAACGAAAATAGGACATTCGTCATCAACCAATGCTCTAGCTTCTTTACCATATTGAGTAGTAAGTAATTTTATTTCTCCTTTAACAAGATTTGTTTCTTGTATATAATTAGCTTTTCTAATAACATGAGAAGATCTCGATAACGAAGTATCAAATACATCTGGGTGATCATATTCACCATAAACCACTCCTCCTAAATCTTTCATTCTAGAATTAAGTTCGTTTAATGCTGGTAAAAACTTTTGTGCTGTGTAAACTCTTTCGTTTCGATTTTTTACATCAAATTCAGTGAATATACCAGACAAAATATAGTCTTTCTTACCACTAGCATTTTCCTTTATTAAGGAATTTGTAGAATTTTCAATGATTAAAACTGGTTTCATTAAATAGTATTATTTTTATTTATTATTAGTATATATAATTAAAATTTAACACTTTTTTTAATGATAAGATTTTTTATCGTTAAGGTCAATAAAATAGGGAAAATTTATTTTTTATATATAATTAAAAAATAAAATAAAATGATATTAACAAGAGAAATTGAAATAATAGTAACTGAAAAAAATATAGATTATTTTGAAAATCTAGGTTATGATGTTGTAAGTGGAGAAACAATTATGTTACCGATTGAACTTTTACAATCAGGTTCGAATAAAAAAATATTATGTCGTTGTGATAGTTGTGAAAAAGAAAAATTAATTATATTTAAAAATTACATAAACTATGGAAATAAGTGGGGTGAATATTCGTGTAGAAAATGTTCCGAATCGAAAAGAAAAAAAAGTTTAATCGAATCAGTTGGTGTGGAATATCCGATTCAAAACAATGAAATAAATAATAAAATTAAAAACACCGTTATTAATAAATACGGTGTTGATAATATAAAAAAAATTAAAAAGAAAAATTAAAACTCAAATCCACCACCTTCATCACCACCAGTTGGTTCTTCTCCACCACCACCTTCATCACCACCAGTTGGTTCTTCTCCACCACCACCTGATTCACTACCGCCTTCTCCTGGTTCAGCAGATCCAGCACCTGATGATTTCATAGCCCAGTATTTTTCATTCTCAGCTTTTTCCTCTGGAGATAATTGGAATATTCTATCCATTATATAATCTATATGGAAATAAGGTCTTTCCTCACCACCATCATTTGTAGTTATACCGGTTAAAGTACTTACTATTTCGGCTTTTTTACTAAGATTGTTTAGTTTTTTCCATTCTTCGAATACTTGGTTAGAATTAAATTTAACATCGATTTGATTTAAAAAAACTTCATCTTCTCTTAATTCGGGAAAATCTATCATTAATTGTATTTTAATTGGTTTAACAATTAATTCTTTAAAATTCGCTCTTAATCTTCTAATAAAATTATGAAATTTAATTTCATCCCTAGTCATTTCCGAAGCATCATTAGCAACATTACCACCACCATTATCAGATTCGAATCTACCCAATGGAATTTTAGAAGCCCTTTTAAGTGCTTTATAAAACCAAGCCAACATTGTTTCATCGTTTAAATCATGTCCCTGTGGAGATGTTAATTCCATACTAGGTTTACCAGAATCACCCTCTGGAAACCACAATTGTTTATTATAAGGTAAATGTTTACTACCATTCATTCTAACAGTTCCTAACGAATCATCCCATTCAACTTCTTCTGAATAATCAGCTATTAATTGACCTATCTGTTCTTCCACTTTTTGTCTAGACATACCTTTAACTGGTATAGTAAATACTTGATAAATAGAAGCATTGATGATATTAAACATTATTCTAGTTTGTTCTAAAATCTTTAATTGGTTATAAGGTCTTATCAAACCTTCTACATAAGAAACTTCACTAAAATCGTTTTGAGAAGAATAAGATATATAAATAATTTGTGAGTCTAAGAATATTCTTCTTAACTGTGGATCTTCTGGATATTGAATCCATAAGTTACCGATAGATCTATCATAAGCAGGAACTAAAGTATCTGGTCTTAAACGATTAAATCCAATAATATTTTTGTTTTTATCATCATAAATTATCTCAATAGCAATATAACCATCGATTAAAAAGTCTTTCATATAATTATATGCACTTATACTATCAGAAAACCCCATTCTATTATAAACCTTTTCAAATACTTCTTGATATTTATCTGTTATTTCAACCGAATATCCAGTAGATAAGGATTTTGGTTCACAAAAATCTCTATCATCATCATAAACAATAGCTTCATCTGCTATAATAGAAACGAAATCTCGTATTTCATCTTTAATCGCATATTCTCTAAGAATTCTTTTTTTATCAGAATATGATTTATCTAAATAAGGAATTGATTTTCTATCTAAAGTCGCTGATATTGCCCTACGGGAGAAAAAATCATACATAGAACTCCCCTTAGAAGACATCGGATCTTCATTCACCCCAATACCAATTTGGTTTTTAAGAACCATATCATCATATTTCATACCGAAAGATGATACTTGTCTAAGTAATCTAGAAAATAATCCGGTGTTTTGTTGTTCCGAATATCCTATTTCACTTTGGTTATTAAAAGGATTATATGATGCCATTAAAAAATATTTTTCTTTATATATTAAAAAAGTTAGTCCCTAAAAATATTTAACCATATTTTTCTATACTTTTTTGAATTCGCTTGATATGACCTTTCATTTGTTCATATTTCATAGATATATCTTGTTCTATGTTATACATTTCATCTAAAGCCATTACCATTATTTCTTTATGTCTTTGTTCTTTGGTTTGTAGTTTAACTTCCCATATACTCATTAATTTATTAGGATCATATTTAACTATTGGGTGTTGATGATATAAAAATCTATGTAAAACAGATAAAGATATTTTATGAACGAATTTTATTTGTTTAGAATTAAATTCAACCAATGAATATTCAAAACCTATTTTCAATAATTCCAAATAAGCACCTTTAAAATCAACGTTAAGTGGTTTTTCTTGTTCTATATCTTTTTCGGTTATAAATTTATCGAAAAGTCTAACTCTTAATTCGATAGGAATAAAATTAAAATTAATAGCGATTAAAATTATTTTATCTTCGAATATTTTATAATCCACTACAAAAACAGGTGCATATTGCATCCAATTCGAATCATCGTAGTAATGAAAAAAATAAAAATTACCCGGATATATATCAGATATAGATATATTTTCAACTTCTTCGGTGGATGTTTGATATTTTTCATAAAAATAAATCGAATTATTTTTAAAATTATCTGGTACTCCATTACCATTTACTAATAAACTAAGATTTAATTTGTCTAATAAAACTCCCATTCTTTATATATAAAAATAAAAAAACCAATGCAAAACGTTTTAAGTAATAATAAAAATTATCACCAAGGTATTTATATACCGAAAAATAAAGATAAAGTAGTTAAATTAAATACACAAGGTGGATTAATTTATCGTTCTTCTTGGGAAAAAACTATGATGATATGGTTAGACAATAAAGAAAATATATCTAGATGGGGGTCAGAATGTATATCTATACCTTATCAAAAAACACATTTCGATGGTGGTGACTTAAAAGTTAAAACCCATACGTATTATTCAGATTTTTATTATGAAATGGATCGTGAAGATGGAACTAAGGAAAGAGTTGTAGTGGAGGTTAAACCTATGAAGGAATATAACATGGTATTGGCTTTACAAGAAGGAAAATTATCTGTTCCAGAGGTTAGTGGAAAAAAATTAAAAAACTTTGAATATGATTTAAAAATGGCTTATTCGAATCAACAAAAATGGAATACAATGATTGAATTTTGTAATAAAAAAGGATATAAGTTTATTATAATAACAGAAGAACATATTAAACGATTGAAACGTTAAAAATCTTTGAATCTTCTTAATCTATTATTATAACTTAGATCATAAAAATTAGTTTCGAAACGGTTTAATCGATTCGATGTAACTAAATATGTAGTTAATGTTTTTATTTTCGATTGGGTATCTTTTATTATAATGTCTTTTAAATATTCATCGGTGTTGAATAATATTTTTCTAAAAAATGTATTGAAAATACTCATTCCAGATATATCAGATCTACTATCGTTATAATAATAAAGATCATCTATACTGGTTAATTTTTCATCGATAAAACTATTATCATTGGTTTTATATCCAACTAAATGTTGTAGAAAAATTTTCATTTTTTTATATCGAATCAAATCACTATCATTCATAGCAGTAGTGTTCTCAGATAAATAATAATAATCTCTTGGTTTTATTTGATTAGATCTTAATATACTATCCAATTT